GATATCCTCGATAGCAATAGTTTTTCCGTGTTCAAGCTGAACCTGCGTCCCTCTTCGGAAGCAACCGCCACCTGCGCCAGCTACAATAGATACGTCAGTCATGACTTACTTTATAATTACAACAATTGATCAACAGTTATCTTTACGGATATAGGGTGCGAACCTACCAATACTCTTCCGTATATCAAGGCCACAGGAACACCTTGTTGTGTTGTATTTACTGGTCCATCAAAGAAATATGATGTCTTATCTTCACGAACGCTTTGGTCTTTCTTCTTAGGGCGGGGGGAAATCATTTCGATTATTCCGCCTAACATTATTGCAAGACCGGCTCCTGCGATGGCGGGATTCATCGTGAACACCCCCACGATAATTAGAAAAGCCCCCGCGATTATCTTTCCTATTCCGCCACCGGCCCCCACAATAATAGGAACAAAGCGGATTCGTTTAACCTTGCGTTGAAGAGTAAAGGTGTCTTCATCCAGGTGTTCTTGTCTACCATCGTAATAATCCACAATGACCTTGTAGCGGTCATATTTATCTAGGTTATTTCTTATCCAGTTTCGAAAACCGGGGCTATTCGCCTCAATAAGACGTATAGCCTCTGCGGGAGAATTAATACTCAATGTCCAGTCACGGCCAAATTCTTTAGCCAGTGGACCATATAGCGTTATTTGTGTCAGCATTTTGATATGTGTCTGAGATGCGAAACCGTGTGCTTCCTCCAATAACCCGCATAAACATCACGCTTGGATAACCGCCCATGACAGTGATGCATAATTGTGTCATTACCAATATAAATGGCTACATGGTTAGGAACTGTGCCCTCAGTAATCATTAAAAATAAATCGCCGTCTTGTGGCTCTACATCGATCTGCGGTATTAGTTGCTGGTCTTGAGAGCCTTTCGTTAGCAAGTCTGTGCCAGAGCGCCACCAGAACTCAATACGCGGCCCATCGCCTAATTTGATTCCGAATTCGCGCTTGTAGTAGTCGCGCACTAAGCTATAACAGTCCATGACGCCAAAGACATAGGGGCGACCAAGATATGGCATTTCAAAGCCTGATGGCTCTGTGATGGTTGGACCGTCAAATACAAATTCACTGTTCTCGTTTTTGCAGACAGATAGAATATACCAAGGTATATCGCTGTTCTCGCACCCCACCAGATCAGCCTCAGATGGCTGCGCTGAACGATCCGTGTGGGTATGCCAGATTGCCACTACATTGCCTCTGTCGGCAGCGGTGGCATAGTCTTCCGAATCCATAACAAAATAATTCTGCGGATCAAGCGCAATATTTCTGCACGGCACAGCGATAGCTTTTTTACCCACAGTAATGATCACACCGCACGCCTCGTGCGGGTAGCGTGCGACCCCTTCTTCCATCATTACATCTTCTATAGTTTTCATTATGTGGTGAACCTTATCGCGCCTGGAAAACCACCAAAGGGGAGAGTTTCGTTTGGAAATCTAGCCTTGCAAGACGAAAGATGCTTTGCGCAAAAATCATTCGCTAGTGTTGTAGGTTGATCCTGTAGATCGAAATAGTTTGTTCCTGTGTATCCACATTCGACGCCTCTATACCTCCAAGGGCACGAATCCTGAATAACCTGGCGGTAAGGCAGCATTACACCTTGCAGGTCGAATACAGATGCCAGTTCCCATTCAATAACGTGTCTGTTCTCACTGATCTTTTGCTCGACATACCAGATATCGTCTGGAAAATATTGATTTGGGTCGGCGGTCGGATTAACACCGGAAGGGAAATTAACGGCATCCAAATATTTAGCGAATGTGCGTCTTCTAATAAGCTTACATCCAACAAGATCGTCAAATTCAGTCGCTACTGCCGAAAAAATACCATTCATATTCGCTACCTGTATTCTCGGGCGCGGCAGTGTGCCCTTACCGGAAATATCAAAACCAGAAGCAGAAATAGGAACTTGCCTGTATGTATTTCCTTGCCAAACGATAGGGCCAAGCAAGGAGTTCGTCCCGGCATGAAAATAGCTTATTTCCCCAAGCGGAAAGTTAGTTGTGTCCATCACAAATAACTCAATAATTGCGTTCAGGGATAGAGATTGAATATCGGCGGTAATCATGAAGCGCTTTCAAACACCTGATCAAAGGTGCAAGTTATTCTCATAGCGCCGCCAGCCTTAAGACGCTTTACCTTCCATTCACGACAGACATATACCCCCTGTTCTTCCTGTGGGTTTGTCCAGATAAATGCCTCAAAACCACCGCGATTTCTAAGAAAGCTTAGGATTACCATTGACTCCGTATTGTCGCGAGTAAAGGTTAAGTTCCATGACATAGGTGTAGAGTTGATCCCAATAGGAACTCTCAGCTCATAGCCATCGCCAAATTTCGTTGTCTCGACTGCGGGCTTTACTCCGTGGTCGGACTCTGTATCTGGAAACCATGTAAATGTTTCAAAGGACATAGTTGATTATAAGTCAGTTGTGACTTACTTGTAAAGTAAACCGCCATGTCTTTGTTGAACCACCAATTCCTCCTTAACGACAGATTTAACCCTTTGTGCCATTTTTGCCCACATTCCTGCATCGCCGCTTGAATCACTTTTTTCGCTACCGTCTTCATTAATAATGATATTGATGGCGACGTTGCTGCCTACCCCGCCAGTCATCGTCACAGGTATGGATCTTCCATCTGGAAGCGGAACATATGCTTCGGGCTTTTTGCCTTCCCCATATAGTGCCAATTGGGGAGAATTTGCTATGCCGCCGTTCAGGTATTTACGAAGCGGCACGGCCCCAAATTCGGTCATGATGCCGCCATTTTCAAATCTCATCATGGTTGGGGAACCCATGCCGCCATAGCCCGTATAGCTCGCCATGCTTCCCATTGAGCTACCTAAGCTACCCATGCCCCCGGATAGACCCCCAAGCGCAGTCGTTGCCACGCTCAGGATGGTGCCAAATATTTCACCAAGTCCACCACCTGAGCCTGAACCACTTAGTGACGACAGAAAACTGCTTAGAGAATCACCTAACCCGCTTACAAAGTTAGATAGACCATCACCGAGCGTCCCAAGCATTCCAGTTAGGCCATCCCATACGTTGCTCATTCCGAGCTTCATACCTTCCCAAACACTGGACAGCCCCTCTTGTGTCTTTTTGTAAAAGCTGACTTCTTGCGCCCCCTTTACGATGTCAGAGGCACGAGAATCAACTACCGTTGTCATAACTGCGCCGGTAGTAGGATCTATTGGTAGCTGATCACCACCCATAATCGTGCTGCCCCCCATCATGCCGGAAAGCATGTTTACGCCCTTGTCAAAAATACCATTGATGGTGCCACCAATGCTTTTTTGGGCACTGATTCGGATCATATCTGTCAGAATTGTATCGACCAGATCACGCCATTCAAACTTGCCCCCTTTAACTAACGTCACAATGGCGTCCATAGTCTGATTTGACCATCTAGTGGAGGCGTCACGCATACGCTTGGTTACNTCGTCCCATTCCTTNGAAAGNTGCTGTANCGGCGTCCGCATANCTTTAGCCTGCTGCTCAGCCAGCTTTTGCATATACTGATTGGCTTCTTCTGTTGCCCTCTTTGTTAGCTCAATAACCTCTGCGGACGTGAACTGCGCATTCTCAGTGATGGCCTTGGTTCTGGCATCAAGCTGAGATTTAAGAATATTCATTTCAAGCGCAAAGGATTTCTGCTTGCGCCCAATGTCGGTGTCTTCCAAGGCAACGTCAATCTCATCCATTGCCCTCTTGAACCCCGCAGTNAAATTCACTAGGTCGGCAACGGCCTGGTCGCTGATGATATTCCTTGAGCTTTCTTCAAACTTGATGAATTCCGGCGATCCCTCAACGAGCGTTTCCTTCAGTTTCGCAAGTTGTCTTTCAAGTCTGCGAACACCTGTGGTTTCTTTCTCGTAATAGGCCCCATTACCGAAACGCTCAAGCGCGTTCTGACGTTCTTGTGCGGATTGGGCAGTAAGACTGATAAGCGATTTTTGAACTTGACGCTCACGCTCGATCTGTTCGGTTTCTGCATCTACATTCGCCTTTTCCTTAAACTTAGGGTCATCTGCACTAGGTTTAACTGAATTGCCACGAGCGTCCTTAACATTGAAGCGACCCGCAGCACGATCACCCATTAATTTGGCGAATGCCGCGTCTCTTATGCGCTCAAACGTAATTGCCCCATCCAGCAAATCATCCATTCTTATTTTTGCGGCCTCAAGATCACCCTTAGCCTTCTCAAGCGCCTGGGTAAGCGGATCAGGCTTCTTCTCTTTTTGGGCGCGAAGATTAGGGTCGTCCATAAGGTGCGTAGCATTATCACGAAAACGCGCATACTCAGATAGCTGCTCCGTCAGTTCGTTATAGTTTGATTGTGCGCCAGCTATTTGCCCTTCATTTTTACCCTTCTTTGCTTGCGCCAGGACTTCTGCTGCTTTCTGGTGTTGTTTGTCCGCTATTTTATGAAGGGCATCTGCCTGATCTTGAACGTTCTTTCTGATAGCATCGTTCTTCTCACGCTCGATCTTCATTTCTTCCAGCGAGCCTTTCTTTACCCCTTCTAGTTGTTTTCTAGCAGACTCAAGAATCAGCCCCGCCTTCTGCTTATAATGAGATGCGGTTTCGTTAATATCCTTTTGAAAGGCTTCGCGTTGGGCGCGTGCGGCAAACTCACCCTCGTTCTTAACCTTCTGAGTTTGAGCGGAAACCAGACTCCTTTCCAGTTCAGCAATATCTGACTCAAGCCTCTTCTTTTCTGCGGCACGTTCTTGCACATCAGCGGCAGTGCTAGGCAAAATAGAAAAGCTTTTGCTTTTATTGTTAAACTCGTCGAGTTCTTTACGTTTCTCAGTAAGTTGCTTTCCGATCAGGTTAACTGTGTCTTCGGTTGCGGTTCCGCTACTCAGTGCATCTCTAATCTTTTGTATCGCCTTTTCACCGGAATTGCCCCATTCTAGCCATGCAGGAATACCGATCATTAATGCTGTTGTGACCAATCCTATTGGGCCACCAATTGCGGCCAACCCCATTCTAAGGCCCACGGCTGCGCGGGAGAGAACACCAACGTTAGCGGCTGCTTGGGCGGCTGCTGTGGCATTCTTTGTTAAGGCATCAACCTGCTGCTTGGAAGTGGCCTGTGAAGCGTAGTAGACGCCCTGAAGGGCGCGTTCTTTTGCCATCAAAGCGTCGGTGGCGGCAGCTTGTTTCTTTAAGGATTCGATCTGCGCATCTCTATTCCTAATTGCGACAGTCTCGAATGTTCCACCTGCGGCAAGCCTTGAACGCGATATTGCATTGGCAGCATCGAGCTTTCTGATTTCGGCCAGGTGCAAGGAGTGCATCGTCCTTAGATTACTGTAGTGCGCCCTTGAACTCGCGATTATCACGGCATCGGCAGCAAGCTTGTCTGCGGCAGCTTTAGCAT